TATTCGTCGCCAGTTTCTAAAGCTACTGCAAGTTTACCTATATGAACGTCTGCGGGGTTTATAACTAAAAGGTGGTTACCTTTAGTTCTTTTTATCTTAGGGTAAGTAGGTGCGTGTTTATCTATTAAACTTTTTATGTCGTCTAATAAAGTACTTTCGTTTACTCCGTAGTTTTCTTTAGTTACAATAGAAAAACGAAGCTCACCAGACATATTTTGCCAGTGTTTAACACTAACTACTTCATCTTTGTTTATACCTCGTTCTTTTAGGTGTAAATCTAAAGCTGTATTACCGTTTATATTGTCTAGTTCCGAACCTCTAAATTCATTTATTAGTTCTACTTCTTCTTTAGACAAACGTAAACGCTTACCTGTCTTAGACATTTTACTTTTTCGTGTCTGCTATACCTTGACCTACTACTAAAGCTGCAATACTCATTAAGATATTCCTAACTTCTTCTGCGTTTAAACCGAACTGGTCGCTAAGTAAAGTCGTTATACACCCTATTAGAGTATAAAGAAATTTACGTGACTTAATCATTCTTTTAAGTGTTTCTAAAATTAACCAATCTCTCATTTTTATTTATTTTAAATTAATATTAATACGTCCAAATTACGTTTTGTGTTTTTTCTTCAATGTCCAAATCTACGTGAATAAATGTGTCTGCAATACCTATTCTTGTAAAACCTGCTAACAATAGACTATTAATAACTATAAATCTACTTTTACTATCCTTAACACTTATGTCTGCTGCTAGTCCTTTTAAGTGACTACTATTGCGACTTGCCTTATAACCTCTTTTTATTAAGTCTTCGTTGTACTCCTTGCATCTAAACCCACTTGTTATTTTAAAAGGTGTATTTTCTGCTAGTCCTCTTGCACGATCTAGTTTGTCTAAAAATGCGTAGTTCATCTTTTCACCTTTACAGTCTTCACCACCGCAATTACAATTAAACTCTGAATGTTTAAAGTATGTTAAAGTCATTATTTTTTTTTACAGTCTAGGTTGCATTTACCTAAACATACTTTTTTAAAAGTTATGTAGTATAATATTTTACAAAGTGTTTTCATTTGTTACGGTTATAGTGTGAGTACCATTTGTAAATTGTATAGCCAATAGTCAAAGATAGTAATATAATCTTTAAAAACATCTCTATTTCTATAAAAGTTGTAGCTGCTAGTGTACCGCCGTTAATTATTCCTACTTCTGCTATTTCTTCCGTTGCTTTTTTTATCGGCATTTTTTATATATGTTTTTAAAGCTATTTCGTTTTTAGCTTTAGGTTTATAGTTCTTTTTCATTATTTAAGATCTGGTGTTAAGAAGTCGTCTAAAGTAATATCTCTACGTTGGTTTCTGTCGTATTCTAAATTCATACCAGAATAATAGTTTGCTGTATCTGGTGAAACGTCAGCACCTGTATTTGTAGTGTATTCTGGGAAACTTGCAGTATTGTTTTTAATGTAGTCTATAAGACGTTCTGTATAAAATTCTGCTGTATTCCTTATTTCTTCTCTTAAGTCTTGTGCTTCTTCTCTTGTTAAAGGTGTACTGTTTTCTGCAGTCTTAGAAACTACGTTGTTATTCATAACCTTATAACGTAAAAACGGTATGCACTCAAAAAAAGACCAGTGTGCTAAAGCGTCCTGTATGTAGTCGTCTACTAAAGTTTGGTATGCTCCTGTTAAAGAACCTGCTGTTATTTTCGTTTGTAACGCTTCGAAAAGGTCAGTTCCTAACTTAGTTTCTATATATTTCTTCTGTGAAATTTTTATATACGGGAGGATAAATTCATTATCGACATTACCACCTATTGCGGTACTGTCTTTTATTTTGTTTTCTGATATAAATAATACGTAAGACATAATTTTATTTTACTACTTTATCGTTAATTTTTCCTGCTTGTTGTTCTGATGTGTTTTTTGCTGGTACACCTGCGTCGTTAGGTACGTAACCTTTATTTCTAGGATAATAGTTTTTTACATCTTTAGGTAAATAATCTCCTTTTTGATATACCTTACCGTCTATTGTTATTTCTCTAGGTGCTTTCTTTAATACATACAACCTACGTAACCAGTAATGGCGACAGTTGTAAGAACCTTTATACCTAAATAGATTATATGTACCAAATTCAGAATTTGCTGTACTCATAGCGGTTATGTCTTCACGAGTAAATAAACTTGTATATTCGTTATTTATCATATGTCTACAAAAATCCCTTGTATTTTCTTTTACACCCCCACCCCTATAAACGTATCTTATTTTAAATAAAGCTTTATCTTTATTAGATTTACCTTCTTTACCTGTTGCGTCTATAACTCCTGTATTTACAGCAAAATCGTAACTATGATTTTCATCTTCTGCTTTTTCTTCTTCTAATAAATTATAATCGTCTAGTATTTCGTATTCGTCTTGTTTTTCTAAATTACTTAAATAGTCTATAATTTCTTTAGAGTTTGGTTTGTAACATTTCTTTTTACAATCTTTAGGGTTGTTACAGTCACATTTTTCGTCCTTAGCGTACTTTTGTCTTTTGTCTTCTTCGTCAGCTGTTAGTTCTTCTTCTTGTAAACTTTTCAAGCCGAGTTCACTTCGTATCTCATCGGTCGTCATAACTTCCTTCATATCTTCTATAGTAAACCTTGTTGTAATTGGTTTGTTCTGTACTATTTCTATAGGTAAGTTAATACCGTTTACTTCTAAGATCTTACCTAAACAATCTAATATGTTATTTTGAAAAGGTTTTATTACACTGTTCAAAAATACTTCGAATGCACTATTTAATTCTTCTGCGTTATTTCCTAGTCCTGTACTGTTTTTAATACCCATTAACATAGGTGAAGTAACTCTATGTGCAACCATAATATTACTAACCATAAGTTCCTGTAAAGCTAAAAAAGTCTTATCGGCTTCAGACATTGATATAGGTACTATTTCTGGTGTTCTGTTTTTATCGTCTGAAAATGTAATTACAGTTTTACCTGCGTTACCTGAACCTTCAAATTTTCTTGCTATACTCTTCTCAACCTGTCGTCTTTCCTCTGAACTTGGCACTCCATTTGAAAAATTAATAAACATACTTGCACTAAAACCGTTTTCTATATTTGCGAGGTGGTACTCCGCTATTTTCTGGTCTATTAGACACCAATTGCAACCCGCAACATAATCTGGTACTTTGTATAGTTGCATATTAGGACTATACATACCATCGTATATAATAGCGTTAGGGTTTGTTCTGTCGTTTATATTAAACGCTGGTACTACTTGTGGTTTGTTTTTTCTCGTGTTAGACCAATCCGAACTTACATAGTATTCTGTAACCCTTCCCAAAGCGTCTGGTTTACCCATTCTTATACGTTCTACGGGTATGTGGTAAATATCTGATATTTCGGTACGGTCTTTACTCCAAACTACGTTTAAAGCGTACGCACCTTGTAGCTTAAAGTCAAAAGCAATTTTCTTAACTACACTATGTAAACTTTCACCTTTACTATTTGCTTGTGCTAAGAACCTTTTAAGTTTAACGTAAGCGTCTAAATTGTCGCTTTCTTCAACTGTTAGACTTTCTCCTGCTATCATATCCGAAACAGTCGAAATAATTGCAGAATGGGTACTCGAATTGTAGAAAAGGTCTATTAAAAATTGCGGGTATAAGTTCCTATAGTTTTCTGTTCCGTATTCTATAAAATCCTTACCCATAGCTTCCTGTATTACAGGTGCAGTTTGTGTTTCAAAGTTTACATTTAAAATACTTTCTTTAAAATCTACTTTCTTTTTGTTTTTCATTATAATTTATTAAAGTATGTATTTAGGTTAGTTCTGTCCGAAGCAGATAAAGCGTTATTACATATTACTATTTCTTTTATTCTAATAGTATTAGTAGGATCTCCCATTTGTTCTAAATCTAATGTGTTTGTAATTGCTTCTGTTCCATCTCCTGTTCCACTCTGAGTTAATGCGGTGTTATTAACAAAAAGAGAAATTCTATCATCAGTAGTTAATGGTGTGTCTATTCTTTCATAACCTATTACATAAGGTGTATCTACTTCTAATGCTTCTCCTAGTACAAAATCATGTCTATTACCACTTATTTTTATTCTTAACTCATCTGCTGACTGTACTTTTAAAAAGTTATCCCCAGCTGTGTCCTCGAAAATAATATCACCAAATGTAGTATTGTCAAATTGTAATCTTAAATAAATTGCAAATTCTCCTAAAGATAAATGACTTGTTAAATCTAATTGATCTGCTCCATGGTCAAATACTACTTCTTTTGTAGTTTGGTCTTGTTTTGGATGTGTAGTATTGTAACCACTTGTATTAGATGGTGTAGCTGTGTCTACTAAATGATTACTACCTTTTTGGTCTGCCCACTCGGTTACAATATAATTACTAGCACCAGCTACAAAAAATGTAGAAATACCTGTATCATACCTATACCAATGTAATAAATTAGTCAAATTATTTGGTGTCCATTCAGATACTTGACTTCTTACTGTATTAGAAAGTCCTAGTTTCATTATTCGCCTGTTTTACCGTCTGTTTCAGTATATCCTATTGCAAGACCTGAAGTTAAAGTAATAGCCGTACACCTACCAAATATAACTGTTCCTGCTGCTATAGTCGTTTGTAGTGCACTTTCACCTGTTAAATTAGCCATCGTTATAGAAGCTATTACACTTTCAGTAACAAAATGTATTGCGTAAAAGTCTTTAGTTGTTTGTGCTGCTGTTGTAAATACTACACCTGCACCTTTTCCTAGTTGTTCTCTTAAAAGAGTATTGTTATTGTCTATTAAACTCATAGTTTTTAATTTGTATATAAATAATTAGTTTCTGTTGTTGTATGTTTTGTATATTTTACTTGTTCTGAACCTGCTGTTTCTTGTATATATATTTTACCTTCTTCTACTTTACCCTGTACTATTCCGTGTGTACTAGCTACTGGTAGTATGTCGTTTTCAGTGGTAGGTGCGTTACCTGCACTTATAGCTACTGCACCCGTCCAGCTAACCTCGTAAACTTCGTATTTCCAAAACCCGTACGGCTTGAAGTTTATTTTATACATATATAGGTCGTCTGTAGTATTGTGTAAGAACTCACATTTAACGTATCTGTCGTTATGCGTTAAACTTTCTGCGTAACTATACTTTACGTCTTTAGTCATATCGTTAGTAAACTTAAATAAATAACGTATAGCAGTTTTATCTACCGATGTATTTATTCTCTTTTCTTCTAACGTTAAATATGCTGTTACTGTACTACCGTAAACTCCTGTTATCATACTATATAATATAAAAACAAGTAATTTATTTGTCTTTTGTTGAAACTGTCTTTTTCTTAGTCTTTGTAAAAAAGTGTTCTACTCCTAATAGTTCTACTTCGTTAGATCTTACGTTATCTAATATAATCATACGACCTGTTTTATTTACTGTAACACCTTTATATTGTTCTTTTAGTTTATACATCTTTTTTATTTTAAGTTAAAAAAAAAGGGGCGGCTATTGCCACCCCCTTAATAAATATGAAAACAAAACCATTTAAGGTTTTAAGAAGTCTGTATTGCGTTAATTGTAAACGCCGAGTTGTCGAACGGAGTTGTTGTATAGTCCGCTAATAATTGCATTGGGTTCGGTTCTTGTGCTTCGAACGTAAAATCATAACCTACTGTATCACCTAAAGCAACCCCTGAAACAGAAGTACCTGCAGATAATTCACAACCGTTGTCTAAACCTAATGCTACAATAGTATTTTTACCTGTACTATTTAATTGGTTTAGTTCTGCGAAAATAACCATTCTTTGCTGTGCTAATAGTTTAATTTCGTTTTGGTCTTCTTTAGTTAAGTTATGTAGTTTTACATTTACAGAGTGTGTATAAAATACAGTACCATTTTCGCTTGAAGCGTTAATAGTTTCTGTTACACCTCCTGTACCTCTTTTAAGTGTGTACTTATATAAGTCGTCACTACCACCCAAATCAAAGTCTGTTACTTCACCACTTGCTGCAGTGTAAGACGTTAATTCATCGTGTTGCGCTATATAGATAGCTTTAATACCACCGATACCATCTCTACAAGTTATGTTACGTCCTTTTGTTAAATTACAAGCCATTTGTTTTTAGGTTTTAAAGGTTAATAATTATGATTGGTAAGTAAAGTCTGAAGCTACACCAACTTGTACTCCTGCAGTCCACTTAGCTACCATTCTTACGTTGTTCGAACCGTCTAAGTTCTCCATATCTAAAACTTTTACTGCTGTTAAGTCAGAGTTTAAAGAAGTTCCGAAGAAAGCGTTAGACTTAGTACCTGCATACATTACGTTGTCTGCGATACCTGGACAAACTGCGATTGAAATTCCTTCAAATTCTGGTGTGTATTGCCCCATATGATTAAAAGGGAAAGCCGCTAAAGCAGAAATTGCAGAAATGTAAAATCTGTAAGTCTTTTTATTCATATAAATATGTAAGTCTTCAGCTCCGTAAACATTTGCTGGTATATCAGCTGCTAAAGTTTGTAAGTTAGCTACAATGTTTGCTGCTGTATAAGCTGCAGAAGCAGAAGAAGCAGTCATAGAACCTGTTGCTAATTTGTCGAATTGTCCAGAAGTACCTGTTGTACCTTGCCATATAGAGTGTTCTACACTATCAGCAATACTATCTGATAAGTAACCCATAGAGTAAGCTACGAAGTCGTCTTGTTGTTCGTAAGCCCAATCAGAAATCATAGTTGTTTTACAAACGTCTATGTTAATTTGAAAAGGTTCTACGAAAAGTACACTTTCAGTTAAAGTAAGTGTTGCAGAATTTTCTGTAAAGTCACAAGAAGCGTCTTTTACTAAGTTAGCACCTGCCACTTTGTTTAAAACCTCTTTGTAGTTTACATTTTCTCTAACCGTCATATAGTCTAGAGAAGCTGCTGTTTTTAAAGCTGCGTTTACGTAAGCACCTGCGTGTTTACCTGCGTACGAGCTTGATGTAATTGTTAATGCCATCGTTTTATTTTTTTTTAGTTATTATTTATGTTATACCAATATTTCTCTTGTCTTGTCATATTTCTGTATTCTACAGGTGTTGCTTGTTTCTTGTCAGAAAACTTGTTTGTAGTTACAGGTTCAGAAGCTGGTTCTTTAGAAAGTTCTTCTAATTGTGCAGATAAAGTTTCTTTTTCAACTTCTAATGTTTCGTTAGTGTTTTTCATTTCTTCTAATTCTGAAGACAATCTACTAACATCGTTTCTAACTTCAGTAAGTAATTCTTTAATAACAGCACCGATTTCTTCGATAACTTCTTCTTTATTAAATTCTACTTCTTCAGTTGTTTTGATTTTCTTAGGTAACCTTTCGTTTACTTCCGAAGGTTCTACTACTTCTTCTACTACTTCTTCGATCACTTCTTCTGAAGCTTCTACTTCTTCTTCTGGTGCTACTTCTTCTTCTTCTTCTTCAGTTTCAGTTTCGTAAATTTCTGCTACTACTCCTTCTTCTTCTACAGAAAAACCTACACCGTCTTCTGTTTCGTATTGTCCTACAGGTAACGCCATAGTCGTACCGTCTTCTGCAAGTATAGCAATATCTACACCCGCTGTTAATTCGTCAGCAGAACTTACAATTATTGTACCATCGATAAGTTTAGCCTGAAATTCTAAGTTAGTTGCTTCGTCTTTGTTAAGACCTAAAGCTTTTAAGATTTGTGTTTTTAATTCCATTTTAATTTTGTTTTATACTATATAATATAATTGTTTGAGTTCTATTTGATTTTACCTTCTTCTTTCAGTTCTGCGTAAGCTTTTCTTATGTCTTCGTCTGTGTATTGTTTTCCCATTTGTTCTAACCGATTGACGAAGTAGCCTTCAATGCTTAAACCGCGCAACTCCCCTTCTTTTATCTTATTCCAAAGATCGTCGTTTTCTATTTTCATTTTAACAAACCAAGTACCGTCGCTTAAATCAAAACCGTAAAGTTTAGACTTGTCTTGGTCACCTTCTTTTATCCAACTTTCTACCGTTAAAACTCCCGCTACTCTTTGTTCGTGTTGGTATGTTGCTTTGTGGTGGTTGTTGTGTTTTAAGTAACTATAAGCTGCCTTCTTTACAGTATCTTTTGAAAACCAGACGTAATAGTCACTGTCTGTATTAGCGTCGTATCTGTATATCTGTTTGCAAGGGACGAGGGCGGCTGATATTAACTCCCTTTTTTCTTCGTCTACTTTAGCAAAGGTTAAGTTATTCTTTTCTTTACCAAAAAATACAAAGTCTACTTCTATAGCTGGTGACGTTACTAAACTAATTGCGTCAATTGCTAAAGCTTCGTTTTCTTCGTCTATAACTAATTCTGTGATTTTAGTTGTTTTCTTTTTCATATACTATATAATATAAGTTATTTGTTATTATTTGATTTTTAGATCGTACTTCTTCTATTTATGTCTGCCATCTGTGCTTGACTATCCGTAATTTCACTTTCTACAACAAACGCCTTAACAGCTGGTTGTTCTTGTGCACCACCTAAACTAAAAGCACCTGTACTTGCTGGTAACATAGGTTCTGTTACATCTGCACCACCGCCTCCACCACTAGCACCACCTATTTTTTCACTTTTAATATTTGCTATTTGTGCTATACCCATTGCACCGTGTATACCTGCTTGTATAAGCCCCCAAGGCGCCGGTATGTCTGATACTGCACGCATAATAGACTTACCCGTAAAAAATGCAGTTTCTGCAATAGCTAAGTTCTTTTGTAGTTTTTCGTTTTTACCTCCTAACTTTTTAGCTAAAGCAAATCCTTGTGAACCTAGACTGTCTTTAAAGTCTGCTATTTTTTGTAGTCGTTCTTTTTCTTCTGCTACTGCTTTATCTCTTGCCGCTTTAATTCTGTCGCTGTTTTCTTGCTGCTCTTGCCAAACTCTATCTGAATGTTCTTTTATAGCTCTATCGTATTCTTCTTGCTCTTTTTCTTGTTGTGTTTGTATTCTTTCTAACTCTAAATTATCGTACTTTTCATTTATCAATAAGATTTGTTCTCTTGCGTTTTCTGCGTTTGCAACTTTTTCTAAGTGTATTTGTCTGTCTTGTTCTATTTGTGCTGCTGCTCGTTCGTTATCGTCTTCTATTCTTAGTAATTCAAGTTCTTGTTCTAATGTTCTTAGTTCTTCTGCTTCTTGTATTCTTTGTGCTTTTCGTTCTTCACGTCTTCTTTTTCGTTCATCATCTCGTTCTTTTTCTTTTTGTGCTGCTTTTTCTTCTGCTGCTATTTCTTCACCTATTTTTACTATAAGTCCGTCTATTCTTGTTACTTGTCTTTTGTATTCTTCGGCTGTCCTACTTAATTCTGACCGTTTTAGTTTTAAGGTTTTTATTTCTTCTTTACTTAAATCGTCTGTATTTTTTAAAGCTTCTTTATTTTCTTTTTGTAGTTCAATAGTCTTTTTTAATCCGTCTAACTGTTTGTTTAAGTTTTTAGTTTTTATTACTAACCGTTTTTCTGCGTCTGTTTCTGCTTTTGCTAGTTCTTTTTGTAAATCCCTTTCTTCTAAAAACTTTTCGTTTCGTCTTATTGTCGCTTCTGCTAACTTTATTTGTTCTGCTGTTAGGTCTTTTGTAGCTTTACTCCAATCGTAAACCGCTTTACCTATAGCTATAATTGCAATTACTAAAGCACCTATTCCTGTTGCTGCTATTGCGAATTTTAAAGCTTTTAAAGCTACAGTAGTAGCACTAACCGCACCCGTTAAAACTCCTTGTGCTGTAGCCCATACACCCGTTGCTATAGACCTAGCGTAAGTAACTGCAATACCTGCTTTATCTCTAACTAAAGCTAGTTTTTCTAAAGCAACCCTTTTAGCAGTAGTAAGCATTAAAGCCGCTTCACTCATCATACGTATACCTTGTGCTATTGCAATTGCAGATTGTACTTTAACTTGTAGTTTTTCTAGGTTTTCACTTTCAACACCTGCTAACGCCATAGCTCCTTGTGCTACTGCGAAACCGCCGGCTATACCTTCACCCATCTTTAGAAACGCCTCTGCCTTTTGTTGAGGTTCTAAACCTTCCATTTTCTTTTCTAAAGTCTTTACTTCAGAACCTGCTTTTTGTATTTTGTCTGCTAATTTATTAAAAGCGTCACTACCTACTTCAACTTCTTTTATAGCTTGTCTAGCTTGGTCTAGTTCTTGTTCTAACTGTCCTAAAGTCTTTACAGCCTTGTCTCCTCCTTTTAGTTTTAATTCTAACTCTACTTTTTCACTCATTTTTTAAAATGTTATGTTTGTTTGTGTTTCGTGTAAATATACCGTAGCATTCCAAATATTGTTTACTCCGTTACGATCTGAAACCGCTATTGTCGCTGTACCTGTTGCTACTTCTACTACATTACTTGTACCATTTACTCCGTCTTTTCCTATATTTATATTCTTCTTTGTTACTATTGTAGTTGTATAATCGTCTGCTACTCTAATAACTGCCTGTATATGTCTGTAACTAAATAAACCTGCTGTACCACTTGCACCCCCTATTTCTAATCTTGTTAAAAATATTTCTAGTCCTAAAATACTATTGTTTTGTAGGTTTATATACTCATCGTCTAAGTCTAATACCTTCATATTAGTAGTGGTATTGTCTGTAGTATTACAAGTTAGTTGTATTACTGACCTTTGAGGTTCATTTACTTTACTTGAACCACCGCCACCTTGTACGAACTCACCTTGTCGTAAAGCTTTACCATAAGAACCTATTACAGTAGCGTTATTTATACCATTGTTTATAGTATTATTTTCTCCACTTATTAAACAGTTTTCGTTAAACCCTTTTGCAGTGTTTAGTGTTCCGTTTATTATAGACCTTGAAGTACCTTTATCTGTTGTGTTACTTACTCCTTTAATAGTATTAGAAGGTTCTTTTAGTTGTTCGTCTAGTTTCGACGTAGGTATAAAAGATATACAAGTACCTGTTAGTGTGTCGTATTTATAACCGTACGCTTCACAAGCTAACTGATTAGGTACTACATCGTTTGTACCGTCTGTAAAAGTAACTAAACCGTTTAAATTTACTTCTTTAGGTTTTATTTTAAAGTCTTTTTTAAATTCCATTAAGGTATTAAGATTAATTCTACACTACTTAATTCGTAAGGTTTGTAGTCTATTTTATTTACTCTATATTCTCTATTCTTTATTCTTATTGTATAATAGAACTCGAAGTTTGCAATGTCTGACGGTGTTAAATGTATCTTTATATTAACAAGTCTTGTATCTGGGTTGTATAGTTCATCGTAATACGGCGACCAATACGTATTGTATAAGTTATCTATAGGTGTGTTACCTATTGAACCTATTAACTGTCCTGTTCTAAAATTATAGTCTTTTGTATTTGCTGTTGTTGGTGTTTCTGTTAAGTGTGAAAACTGTAAAAAGCTAGATTGGTTTTCACTAGACAAACTATTTTGTTCTGGTATGTAATATGTATTGTTAGACATAGTAACCTTACCTATATTATAAAGTATTCTAGGTTTGTTGTCGTAACTTTCAAATGTTCCGTCTTCGTTACCTTTATATATTACGGGTACAGTCATTTCTGTAGTAAATCCGTCAAATATAGGTTTAACAAATGTAGAACTAAAAGGTTTTGCTTCTACTTTAGTTTCACCGTACAGACCTGTAAATATACTTGCGTCTATTTCTTCAGATCCGTATTGGTAACCTGTTGCGTTTTTATAAACTCCTAAAGGGTAGTCGTTACTGTCTTCTACAAAGTCTAAAAATACTTTTTTCTTTAGTTTTAAAGGTTTTAGTTTAATTTCTGATATATCTACTTTAGAAGTCCAGTCTAAAGTCTTGTGTGTTATGTATTGACTTGCTGCGTCTATAAATACTGACTTATAAGGTTCTATAATTAAATTACTAGAGTTTTGTTTGTCTTGTATTACTAATAAGTTAAACATAGTAAACAATCCTTTTAAAAACTCAAATTGTCCTAAGTCACCACGTAATACATTAAGTATGTTATTACTTACTAAATTAGTTTGCGAAATAACAGAGAAACCCGTATAATCTGTAAACTTAACTACTGAACCTGCAGTAGCTTTAAATTGTGGTTGTATAGTTTCACCTGAAGCTAGTAAAGCACCACTAAAACCACCAGAAATTGTACTAGTAGTCCCTGCTGCTAAAGTAACTGTAGTTAAATCGTATTCTGTTCCTGTAGAAGTAACCCAACTAAAAGTAACGTCACGACTAGAACTGTCTGTATTTTCTATAGTAACATTATAAGATGCGCCAAACTGTAAATTGTTTACGTCTGCTGTATATACACCCGTTGTTGTGTTGTATTGTGGTAAAGGGGGTGCGTTAGATCCGAGCTGACCTGTTGTTAATGGTATTATGGTAGTATAACTTGTACCTGCGTAAATTGTAGAAGCTCCTGTTGGTGCGTCTATTTGTACGTGCATACTACCTGTTGCTAGGTTCGGTACACTATCACCAAAATTAAAGTCCATAAATAGTTTCGTAAAATCTGTACTATTTAAAAAGTCTGAACTATAAGTAAATCCTGCTTCTGTAATTATCCGATCTAATAAATACTTGCAATTTATAAAAGGTCTAAAAGCGTCTTCAAGTGTCTGTAGTTTTACGTTACCTGCGTCTAAGTAACTGTCGCCGTTCCATTTAATAAACGGGTATTTAATTACGTCTGTCTTGTCTACTCCTAAAGTTGCGTTATATGCAAAACTATCTGTAGATAAACTACTAATTAAACTTACTCCGTCGTTACTTTCAAAACTTTGTTTTATATTTGTTTTATTGTAATTGTGTGAAAGTTCGGTAAAGTCAATATGTTTAAATTTCTTGTCTTTTAGTTTGTCTGCTAGTGTTATTGTTTCACCGTATAAGTTTACATTATAACTTATTTCGTTTTGTTTATCTACTACGTCTATTAGTGTTAGGTAACCGTCAAAGATTGTGTAACCGTCTTCTTTTAAAATAGACTTTGTTTTCTTATAAGGGTTAAAACTAAATATGTCGTCATTAACAGACTTTGTTACGTCAAATAGACTACTAAATATCTTATTGTTTCTTTTAGTTGCTGGTAGCCTAAAAGGTTTACTAAAACTTTGTTTCTTTTCGTGTACGTTTTTAAAGTCGTCTACTGATAAACTTAAAGGTATATTACTTTCGTTATAAAGGTCGCAAATAACTTGACCGTCTTTAAATACATCTACTGTTGGTGCACTAGCTACGTCTTCTTTTATAGATACTTCGCCTATTTCTAAATTACTATTGTCGTCATTTACATAGTTTAATAAAAATACTTGTTCTGTGTGTGTAGCTGTAAATGTAAAGGTGTGTGTTCCTACAGTGTTCGGTAAAATTACAAATGGTAAAGGGTTGTATGTCGTACCTGAAACAGTCCAAGTACCACTGTGTCCTAAAGTAACTACACCTGTTGTACCTGCTAGTCGTTGTACTTTTAAAACGTATGTAGAACCTATTTGTAGATTGCTTATAAGTTGATATATACCTGTTAAACTTGTAGAACTTGCACTATCTAAAGTTATCTTACCACTTGTAACAGTAGCTGCGTTAGCACTTGTAAATGAACCCCCTGTTACGTTATATTGTTGCCAAATATTTAAAGGTATTAAGTTACTTATTGCTGCTCCTTGATTTCCTGCAGAACCACTAAAACCAGAACCTAGTGTACCTATGTTAAAAGAATAGTCACTAACGTATTCTGTAAAAAAAGGTGTGCTAATTGAACTGTATTGACCTTCGTAGTTTTGTGGGTATAATATTAGTTGTACGCTCATTACATTAATTGACTTTTCTTAGTTTTATCTACTTCTATTTTAAATGTATATTGTATTAGTCTGTCGTTAGCTTTTGTTTTCCTTGTATGTTTTTTATCTATTATAGTTGTAGGTTTTATATACTTTCTCATATAACCTTCTTGTGCGTTGTCTGTAGATCTTTGTTCTAATATATAAACATCGCTACTTATAAATAGTTCTTCTAACCAAATAGCCTCGTCTTCTGTTATGTAGTCTGTATTTAATACTATCATTTCTTTTGTATTACTACCGAAGTATTTTTTACCGCCTGTATGTCCGTCTGGTCTAAATCTGCTTGTATTCCAAGTACCCGTTATTTGTGTATAAGACTTTCGTTGTGTATTAAAGGTTCTAACGGACTTTTTAGTAAAGTTGTAGTAATCCCATACACCGAACTTATTTAACCACGTTAAACGTATCGTTTCGTATTCTTTACAGTCTTCTGTTTGTTTGTAAAAACTATAAGTGTCGCTTATTTGATTGTTAGTTTGGTCGTAAGCTATAACTGTGTAGTAGTCCCAATTAGTCGGTATTGTTTCACCTGCTCCTACTAAGTTACCTGTACCTATTCCTGCGAATTGTAGTTTAGTGTTGCTGTCGTTCATATACCCTGCGTGTCCTCCTGTCGAAGCTTGTATTGTTTTCGTTATTAAAGAACCTGTTGTACTTCCGTTATAGTAGAATTGTATCTTAACATATTTTACTGAAGGGTATTGTTGTCCTGCTGTACCTACTTCAAAGTCCCAGTCGTACTGACTAAAATAAGATAAGGTTAAGTAGTCATTTTCTCGTATGTATTGTGTAGTCGGTGCGTTAGTTAAAAACTTGTCTGTATTACTATTCATAACAAACCCTGCTTCGTCTAAGTTAAACCCAAAGTTTCCTGTACTATTTAAGTTTAAAATATCCGTATCGTATAAAACACCATTATATATTAAAACAGTATCTGCAATAGTATCACTTCCGTATTGTTCTGTTACGTTACCTGTAGCACTATCTGCGGCTTCTATATTAAACCTTACTGCTACAAACCTAACACAATTTCTATTTGTACTAAAGTCGTCTATCTGGTGTATAGTGTGGGGTGTGTTTTCTGTATAGTCTACTCCGTTGTATTGCGAATTATTTGTATTGTTAGTATTGTGTACTGTACCACCTGTATATTCTGGTGTTACATAGTTCTGTAAAATAGGTGATAAGTCAAATATTCCGTAACCTTCGCCGTTCGGTGTTACTTTAAATACTCCTACTCTATTAGCACTAGAAACTATATTTGCAGTTTTGTTACTTACATATACATCTGCTGTATACTTTATTTTAAACTTATTGTTTTGAGGGTTTATAGTTACTGCGTCGTATAGTGTGTAAATTATATTACTACCTGCTGGTATAAGTCTATATCTTGGTTTTTGTTCTATAGCTAAACTCATTTCTTAAATGTTTTTATTTCGTTTAATATATCTGTTTTAAAATGTTGCATCATATCCTTTTTAAATTTGTTGAAACTATAGCTTAAGGGTTGTGTGTAAAAACTTGCTGCTGGTATTCCTTTACGTTTAATACCTCTAGCTATTAGAAACGCTAAAGACTTTCTAGTTATAAACCTACCTTTACGGTCACGTCCTTTAATACCTCTGTTACCTATCCAACCTTCTATAACTGAACTAGGGGGTTGTTTCTTAAATTTAAAAGGACTTACTTTTCTTTTACCGTCTTTATCAATATACGTTCTACGTCCTTCTGTACCTGAAACCCCTTTGTTTACAAAAGCTGCATATTTACTAGCCAAAAATTGTATGTCGTAACCGTCTTTAGTTTCTACGATCTTATACCTTAAAGACTTAGATAGTTTACCCGTTACATTCTTACCTCTTTTTTTTAAGATACCTCTAGCTTGTCTTACAATATATTTACCGTAAGATTTTAAGTAGTTTTCTAAACTGTCGTATTTTAAACCAAACGCCATTATACGCTAGCTACAAATACTTCTACTTTAATATCGTTAGTAGTTATAGGTCTAACTTGTATGCTAGCTAAGTCCTCCATAGTTCCAAAACTTGGTGAAGTGTCTGCCTCTGCTAGTAGTATATCGTCACCGTTATATATTACGTGTGTAGCACCCGCTCTTAACCTTACTTGGTATAACGTAGCACTTCCTACAAAAGCTATTTCTGCTTCGTTAGTATCGTCTAAGTTAGTTATTCTAATATACTTTGCGTTGTCTTTGTCTAAAGCTCCTGTAGATGAATGAGGACTTGCCGCAAAAGCTACAATAGTTGTAGTTTGTGAGTGCGTACAAGTTTCTACTCGTTCGTAAGTGTGGTTTATACCTGTAGTTGTTAGTGTGTTTGTAGAACCTCTGTTTGTTCCGTTAATTATTACACTTTCTGTAATCGTAATTTGTAAGTCTGCCATTGTTATATTCTTATTGTTATTTTAAAAAATCCTATTTCTATTTTATATTTACCTATTCTTATTTTGAACATATCGTTGTGTTGTCTATTGGTATGTTACAACTATTTAATTCGTTTTCTACTGTTATTGCAAAAGACATTACCCAACCTGTTACTGCGTTATCAAATCGTTCTGTAAAAGGTTCTATTGTAAAGTCGTTGTCTATAAAGTACCTTTGTTCTTCACCTGCTGCTGCGTCGTATGCGTATAGTATTTCACCTTGTTTATATATTGCTATTATATCATTCATTATTTCTAAACAATCACTTAATACTTCTTGTTCGTTACTTTCGTCTGGTTCTACTAAGTCCATTACAAATAACTGAAAGTTAAACGATCTTGTGTTTTGTCCTACCGTTACGTTTACGGGGTTAATATGAAACAAAGGAAATAGTGTATTCTTTTCTAAATCGAGTTCCCATAAATCACCACTTGTAACAGTATGTATATTTAAGTGTTGTTCTCCTACACACTTTAAGGTATCTATTACGTTATTGTAACTTTTAAATCTTATGCTGTCTATACTCATTTTCTATTTTTTGGTTTACGTCTTTTTTATAACTCATAAATGTTAAACATTCGTACGCTGGTTTCTTTACTACTTGTTCTACGTTTAAAAAGTTTTCGTTTGCTAACATATAGATAGCGTTGTACCACCCCCACTTTTTAGCTAGTCCGTCTTGACTAAATCCGTCTTCTTCATTTTCTCTATTAAAGACTTCTTCGAATTGATTAAAAGTTGAGTTGCGAAATCGTAAAAAAAAACCGAAGCACCGTTAAAGTCTTCAACCTTTAGATGTTTCTTAAATAGGTCTGATCGTTCTTCGTTAGGTTCGTAGTCTTCTATTCTATACTTTTCGCCACTCTTTGCTGTAACAGGTCTGTATAATATACTTAGAATATTATGTAGATTTTCTTCTAAGTTTTCTGTATATGTTTCTAAGTCTACAAATTCTCCTAAAGTCATATCTACTAACTTCGGGTGGAAACCATACTCTACACCTTCTATTTCTATAAAGTGTTTAAGTTCGTCTGTAGGTACTGTTTCTAAAAACGTAGTTAAGTGTTTACCTAACTTACCTATACTTTTCATATCCAGACCGTACAATTGTCTTTTAGGTATATCCGTAATACAATTAAGTATTCTTATAACCTTTTCGATGTCGTGTACGTCTTCATCTTTTTTAAGAACTGCCATAAGTCTTTGATACCTTCCTAAGTTTAATTCGTCAAAACTTTCTGGTATATTAAAACTTAACTTCTTCTTACCGTTCAATAGTTTTACTTTCATAGTATATAATATAAATTTGTTGTTTTTAGTTTATAAAAATTTTATTGTACGAAGTACTTACCTGCGTTAGGGTTGTCTAAGTGGTAAATAACATTATAACGTATAGCGTCTATAGCGTGGTTAAAACTATCTACGTATAACTTAGAACCCTTGTCTGCGTATATAT